CAGCACTGGCGTAGTCGGCAGAGCTTGATTTTGACCTGTAGCCGAGACGTTCATAGATCTCTTTTTCCAGATACCACAGGAGCGCCTGCATGTCAGCCTCATTCAGGCGGATTCCCCGGCCCTCCAGCTCCGCCTTCACCGCCGCCATGCGTTCCCGGATCCAGGCTCGGTGCGCTCCGTTCTCCGGGGCTTCGACCAGAGGCTCAAGCAACTTGGCCAGCTGGTTCGACGACTTCCGGAACTCCTGCCACTGCTCACCACCCTCCCGGTTCTCCTGCTTACCGAAGAACCCCGAGAGCTTGTTGGCCGCCTCGCTGGCGCCATCACCAACGAACGACGCCTGCGTGATTCCACGTTCGCGCAGCCTCGCCTTGTCGTCCTTCCCGAGCTGAGCGAACGCCTTCCGCAACCTCGTGGCCGCCTTCCTCCGTTCCGGCTCCAGACCAGTCTCGACCTGCGTCCCGGTGATGCGACCCATGGTCCGCATGAACCACCGATCCATCGTGGTCGTGCTGAAATCGCCGTAGAGATTGTTGTAGAACGATCCGAGCTTCGGCCCGAAGACGACCGCATAAGGCAGGACCTGATCAACCTGCTCATCGCCCGCGATCCCGCCGGCTTCATCGCGCGTGAACCCAAGGTCACGCTGCGCCGCGGCCCGGATTTCACGGAGGGGCGCCTTGCGCGTCAGCCATTCGCGGGCGCCAACCGGACCGAGGCTGTCGATGAGTTCCTGCAGCAGCGTGAGGTTCGCCACGATGTTGTTTCGCTGCTTGCCCGTGGCCAGCTCCGGGTTGATGACCCCCTTGACCTTGCGGTCGGAGTAGATCTCCCACGCCTTGCGAAACTGCTCTCCCACCTCGTTGCCGTCTGAGGTGACCGCGAGGATCGCCCGGAAGACGAATTCGTTCTCAGGCCGGCGAAGGTCCGGGTCGATCTCCTGCAGGATCGCCGTCATCCGCGCGATGTTCTCGTCGTACCACCCGGCCGCTTCCGGATGCAGCCCGAACGCATATTGCACGTGGTCGACGAGCTCGCGCTCGACGCGTGCGTTCTGCTCCGGGGTGGCGGTTCTGTAGCTGATCGGCTCCCTCTCCGCCCCCTGGAACCACTCGGCGATATTGATGAGTGTGGGCTTTCGATCCTCCGGGAACTGCGCCGATCCCCGCAGCACGTCCAGCCCGAGGGAGAACTGCGGAGCCTGCACGGACGCCGGGACAGCCGCCGCCGCGTTCCTGCCGGCGGCCGGCGCCGCCGCGCGCGCCTGCCGCTGTGCACGCTCGTTCTGGCTGCGCACGCTGCGCAGGATCGCCCGGGCCGCCTCCTCGTTGGTGAGGGCAAGCGCTCCGTGCGAGAGCTCGCTGAGGTAGACCTTCACGCGCTCGACCAGTGCCCGCCACCACGGGGTGCGCTCGCGCGCCGCCTTGGCGATGTACTCGTTGCCGAGGTACTCGAGGAAGGCGAGATCAGACATCCCCGCCGGGCGCGTGTAGCCCTGGTCGATCAGCGCACGGATCTCATCCTCGCTGAGCCGATTGGCCACGAACTGCTGGATGGCAGTTCGCCCCGCTTCACTTCGTAGGATCTGATGCGCGCGCTCCTCCCGGAGGATCGGCACCGCCCGGGTCTCGTCCTGCATCGCCGGCGCCGCGGCGTTGAGCACCATCCTCCCGGTCTTGGGATCGACCCACGCCTCCACCATCTGACCGCTGCCAGTCTTCAAATCCGGAGCCCAGCGGATCTCGGCGTCCCCGAATCCGTGAGCCTCGGCGCGTGTTCCGACTTCCGACATGGCAGCGCGGCGGGCGAGCCAGTCCGGAGCCGACTCGGACTCGAGCGGGGTGTTCGGGCTCGCGACCCCGACGGTGTCCCAGTCGACCTCGCCGATCCACGATCCCGGACTCGCACTGGCCTGCTCCGACGGTTCGCTCTGCGCTGGCTTGCTCGCGTCTCGGCTGCGCGGCGAATCCGGAGCACCCTCCGCCGGCGGCGACGCGCCGTCAGGAGGCAGAACCAGATCCGCCTCGCCCTCGGGCGGTCCGGGTTCGGTTCGGATGTCCTCGGGTTCCGGCTGGTTCTTCGACTGCTCGCCAGCGCCGGCGATGTGTCCGGCAACACCGAACAGGGCACCCAGGGGCGCAGCAACGAGGGCCGACTGAACGACCCCCTGGTCGAGCGGGCGCTCGGGATCGAACAACTGCCGGGCCGCGACGTTCTGACCGAACTGCTCGAGCGGTTCCTGCACACCCTCGCGCACCGCCCCCTCGACCACACGGGCCGCCAGCGGGTTGCGGACCCATCGCCCGGCAACCTCGCCGAGCCGGGTCACACGATTGGCCGCTCCGAGGGCGCCCTCCGAGATCGCGCCCATGGGCGCATAGGCACCGAACGCTGCCTGCGCCTGCTCGGGTCGGCCGGCCGCGATCGCCTCCTCGGCGCCCTGCTGGCCGCTCTGCAGACCGTACTGAAGCGCTGCCAGCCCGGGTCCGACAACGGGCACAGCACCAAGTCCGACGGTGGGCACCATGCCGGCGCCCGACTCGACGATCTGACCCACGATTGAGGCGTCGTTCTTCGGATCGGGCATGAAGATCGCCCGGTTCCCCTGCGAGTACTCGTCGCCAGCACGGTAGAGCGGGTTGGTCTGAATCCCTTCCTCGATGGCACGCTTCTCCTCGCGCGACAGAACGGGATCGGGTCCCGAAACAGGACCGAGCGGGCGGGCAGTGGCCGCCGCCAGCCGGGCCAGCCCGGACACCGTCTCGCCCAGCGAAACGTGAAGCCCCCTGCCCGCGCGCGTCACCATGTCCTGCGCGAACGCGGACGCCGAGTCGACCGCCTGCCCCGCCTTGTCCGCGAGGGACTCTCCCTCGAGGTACGGGTTGGCCGGCGCTCCGTCGAGATAGGGGTTGGCCGGCGCTTTCGACGGTGGTTCCTCGAGGTAGGGGTTCACGGAAGGTCCTTCCCGGTCCGCTTCTTGTAGAGGGCCGCGACCCGATCACGCGGCACACCCTTGGCCAGCGCCTCCCGGGCGTTGCGTAGTTCCTCGTCGCCGCCGCCCTGCGTGTCCTCGATCGGCCAGGTCGGATCGATCGCGCGGATTCGCGCGGCGATCTCGGTCCGCCGCTGGTCGATGTCCGCTTTGTCCTGCGGCGTGAGTGCCCGCGTCCGACCATTCGTCAGGCTGACGTACATCCGCGTTAGTTCGTTGAGCTTCCGGTCCTCCGGATCTGCGCCCTGACGAATCGGAATCGCGCTCCCGCGCGACGTGGTCATGTACGGGGTTCCGTCCGGCGACTCGCCGAACTCAGGCCGGAACTGGTCCCGCTGATTGGCCAGCAGTCCGTCGGCGTCGCGCGGGCTCAGGATGCCGGCCTGGGCGGCGAAGCGGGCGACGTCCTGCTCGGTGAGACGCGGCTGCGTCGGGACGGGGGTCGGACCGAACGGCATCGGAGCCGAGACGAACCGCGGCGTGCTCATGAACCGCTGCACGAGCGCGCCGAAGGTGTCGAGGCGATCCTGCGAATCCTGCTGGCGCGCCGCCCCCTGACGCGCGAGGTCGAGCTGGCCCTGCTGAATTTCGATAGACTTGTCAGCCCGTCCCGCAGCGGCGTCCGCCTCGGCCTTGCGCTGGCCGCGATCCGTCTGCGCGCCCCACTGGTTCATGGCGAACCCCAGCTGCGCGATCATGCCCCGCTTCTTGGACAGGCTGGCGCCGGCGAAGCCGTCGAATTTCTTGATGTCCTCGGGCTTCACCACGCCCGCCCGCAGGGCCGGCTCCGCCCCCGCCATCATGGTCTGGAAGGCACCGTCGAGGAACTGGGACTCCTCGCGCTCGCTGCGGTACTTCCGCACGGCATCACCGACATCGCGGCCGATGCCTGAGATCGCGTCGAAGAGGTATTTGTCACCGTGGTACTGGATACCGGGGGCGTATGGCATGGCTACCTTTCGTCGATGTACTGGCGCACGTGGTCGGGCATGGTCCGAGGCCGCACCGAGTGGCCCGGAGGCCACTCCGCAAGCCACCTCTCCGCGCGGATCGCCCGGATCGCGAGCACCGCCTGCTTCATGCGCTCGAGCACATCCGCCAGCACGTCTGGCTGCGCTACGTCAGCTGCGTTTCCTTCACGAACTTCCATAGGCGTTCGGAGACTGCGCGAAGGAGAGGTCGCCCTCCCCGGAGATACGCGACTGCCAGCACGACCTGATTGCCGGCGACCCGAAGCACGTCGGCGAGCGTGCCCGACACCGTCGCCGACATCCGGTACTGCTCGGCAACGGAGGCGAGGATCGGGCCAAGGACGTTGGCGTGCCGCGCGTAAAAACCGCACGAGCACAGGACGACAGCGTCGGCGCACAGGTCAATGAGCTCGAGCCGCGCGTGGTCCTCCTCATCGATGAAATCGTCGACCCGATGCGCCCACCCGTGAAATGCCATCAGCCAGGCAAAAGCCTCCGGATCACCGGCGGAGGCCAGCGCATAGATCTCGCTCCCTTCTCGCTCTCGGCCAGTCATAAGGCTGCCGCCAAAGCTCCGGACGACGCGGCTGATCCGGCGGCTGAACCAAGGGCCGCCTCGGAACCTCCCAGACTCGAAAGCAGGGAATCCATTGCCTGCCCCTTCAGCTGACCGCGGAACTGAGCCGCCTGTCCGGCCATGGCGTTGAGGTCACCGAGGAGGCTGTTGTCGAGGCCAAGCGCCTTGAGCCGCTCCTGCCGCGCCTGCACGTCCTCCATCGTCATCGGCCGGTCGCTGCCGCCACGCGCAAACCCGCTCATGACCGCATCGGGATTGAACTTGTACATCGGTCACCTCAGAGGCTGGAGCCCACCGAACCGGCCGCCTGAATGCCGGCCGCCGTGATTGCGGTGTCGTTGTTGGCCTGCGCGATCTTGGCCGCGGCACGCGCGTTGTAGTTCGTGTTGAACAGATCGCTCGCGTAGGCGTTGAACGGATCGAACGACGGGGCACCCTGCGTCGCCTGTCCGCCCTGCCCAACCACCGATCCGGCCAGCCCAGGCACCATCGCCGACCGACCGAGAATCGCCATGAACGGATCGCCGGTGGTCGCCCGGCGCCGGGCCGCGACGTCGCTGGCGAACCCTCGTCGCTGCTGCAGCATGTTGTTCGCCTCGCGCGCCGTGAACAGCGCCTCGGCGTTCGCGTCCGGAAGCCCGAACCCGAATCCACGGGCAGCCTGGGAGGCCCGAACATCCTGCTGCACCTGACTGCGCAGGGCCGGGTCGAGCCCGGCGCCAGCGCTCAGCCCGTCCATCGCCTGCTTCGCGAGCGCTTCCTCGATCGCAGCTGCCTGCGGATCTGACGCGCGCAGCGCTGCGGTGGCCCTTCCGCCGAGCCGCTCGACGTCGGCGACGTCGCGTTCACGCTGACCGCTGGCGGCGCGCGACGCAAAATCCGTCAGGGCCGGCTCCAGATCCCGGTAGGTTTGAATCAGCCCCGGGTCCGTCCCGTCACCCAGCAGCGCAGTGCGCAGGGACTTGACGTTCAGAGCTGCGTACTGCGGGTCGAACATCGCCCGCTGCTTGTAAACATCCGGAGCGAGGTCGATCTGAGCCTGCAGTGAGTCCCGGCCCTCCTGAGCCATGCTCCGATCCGGAGGAGTTGAAACGCTGGTGCCCATTGCTGTTCGTTCGTTTCCGAGTTAACCGCTCAAACTGTTCCCAGAGGTACATCCGGACCCGGCCGCCCCCGCCTCGCTGCCACGCGATCATCGGCAGATGGAACGGGGCCAGTTGCTGGAACCGGGTGATGTCACCGGCCGCGAGATGGATGAACCACACCTGACCAACCGGGACCGCCAGAATGAACGCGTCGTCGCCGCAGTAGACGAACCCCGTCCGGAGGTAGTTCGCGATCAGTTCCTCGAACGAACCCTCGGGCGACCACGATTCCCAGACCAGCCTCGCCCGATCGATCGGGGGCATTCTCTCGAGGCCAGCATGGTCGGCAATCCTCACTTGGTCTCACCGGATTGCGCTCACGAGCGCGCGCCACTTCGACGGGGTGAACACATCGTCGGCACCGGTCGACTTGTTCGGGATGATACCCGTAGCTCCGACGCTCGCCGGCTGAATCACTCGGATGTTCGTCGGGTCGGCGACGACTAGGTAGTGCGGGTTGTGGTCAGTTCCACCGGTGTCCCACGAGACCGCCTCGATCCGCACGACGTCGTTCTGGTCCCACCCGGCGTCGCCGGCGGCGTCGACACACTTGAGCCAGACCGCCACGTGCGCCGGACGCCCAGCCAGCCCATGCGCAACCACCAGAGCACTGGCGAGCCCGCCGCTGCTGGGCAGCCCGTTCTCCGTGCTCTCGATGGTGCTGCTCGTCCGCGCTCCGGTGCCGCTGGTGACGATGGATGTGACGCGCCCCTTGGCATCGATCACGATCTGAGTCGGCCCCGTGTAGGTTCCGGCGGTTGCCTTGTCCGGGAGCAGATTGGCCAGCGATACGATCACCGCCTTGGAGCCGGCCGCCGCCGAGGCGTCGGCCACGAGCACACCGTCGGCATCCGAGGTGGTCGTGAGCTCAGGCGCACGCACGATGAGTTGCTCGGCGAGATACGCCATCGGCATCCGCTTGGCAGCGGTGCCGTTGTAGTACGTCACGAAGTCGGTGGCGTACGCCGTGAAGGTCAGCGACTCAGGCGCCAGACCGAAGATTCCGTTGAGCGCGTTCGAGACCGCGATCCGCTTGTTGGCGCCGGCCGAGTAGTCGTAGACCGGAACGAAATCCTCACCGGCCAGCGCCGTCAGCTCAGGCAGCCCGTAGAACACGTTGGGACCGAGATGACTGAAGTCGATCGACCCGTCCTCGAGATCGGAAGCGCCCACGGAACCCGCGAGCACGATGTTCGGAAGAAAGGCGAGGTTCCAGTCGTCGACCGACATCGGAGTCGCGGCGACCATGGTGAAGCCGCGGGTGACGGTGATCGTTAAGGGCATGGCTGGTCCTTGAGCTTAGAGGCGAAGGTGTTGACGGACGTACGATCGAAACCGATGCGATGCGCCGGGGGCCGAGGCATGGACGCCAGGAGGAAGCCCGGGTCCGTGTCACGGTAAATGACCAGCAGGCGTCCGGCCGGCAGCAACCAATAGGCAAGGTGACTCACGCAGGAGTCGACACACACGGCACCGGCTGCGTGTCGAAGCAGCGTCACCAGACACTCCAGACTCTCACCCGACCGCGGGACCAGCACCGGCTCGAATCCCGCCTGCTCGATCGCATCCCGGGCCGCCATCGCCTCCTCGTAACCGAGCGACTTCGCCTCCCACGCCGCGGTCGTGTGCAGCACCACGTAGGGCCGCCGCGGGATTTCGGCCGGGAACTCGACGTCGTTGAACGGCGACTCGCCATCGTCCACCGGTTCGATGCCCAGCGCCTGGCTGAGGATCTTCCGTCGAGCCTCGTAGAATCCCCCGCGGCCTTCCGGCCGGAACGGCGTGAGGCTCACCCGGACGGAGGCCGCCGCGGCGATCCGCGCGCCCACCGGATCGGACGGCGTTCCGTCCTCGCGATTCGCCGAGCACAGATGGTCCCATCCCGGCCTGAGGCATGACCAGATCGCCCCGGTGTCCCAGAGTCGCGTGCAGTAGGCGATCCCGATCCCCCGGCCACGGAACTGCCGCAGGACGATTGCCGTGGCCAGCACGTCTCCGATTCCGCCGCGATCGGTGATGAATGCCCAGTTCACGCGATCCTCTCGAACCACATGGTGGTCCGCTCCGCCGGTTGCTCGTGATCGAATCGCCACCCGGGCCTGAGCCCGTCCAGCAGGCCGAGCTGGGAGAGCGCTTCGCGGACTCGGATTCCGCGGCCCGGAAGGCACTGCGGCTCTTCGTTCTGATCGCTCACGCCGGCGTCGTGAAAGGCCACCAGCCCACCGACCCGCACCTTCTCCTCGATCGCGAGGAAGTCCCGGATCGCGCACTCGCGGCAGTGACACCCGTCGATCAGCGCATAGCCGACCGGGAACGGGATGAACTTCACGGAATACGGAGATCCCGACAGCCAGACCGAGATCGATTTGTCATAGATCTTGCAGGGACGGTTTGCGATCACCACTGCCGACTCCAGGTGGTTGAGGAAGCGGTGAGGCTGGAAGTGCCGACCGTGCATCAGGTCGATGCCCACGACGATCCAGTCGCGGCCGGACTCCTCGGCGATCTGGGAGACCGTGAGCAGCGTCTGCCCTTCGCCGATGCCGATTTCCACGTAGTCCAGGCGCCCGAAGCGCTCGATGACGCGGTTGATGCGTTCCTCGATCGCGGCCTCGCTTCCGCCCATTGAATAGCCAAATGCCCGCGTCTTCATGCCGCCAGTTCCTCCGCCACATCGGTCCGCCAATAGGGATAAACCCCGCCGTCGAAGGCCGCCTCGAGCGACTTCCTCGAGAACAACGGCCAGTGAGCGCTGTCGTGGTCTTGATGCAGCACGACCTGCTGCGGATACAGCCACTCCTCCTCGACCATCCCCGTCGCGACGAGGTTGGGCAGCATCAGCTGGCCCGGGTGCGGGAAGTTGATGATCGCGATCGTCTTGAGACCGAGCGCGACCGCCACGTGCATCGGTCCCGAGATCACGCCGAGGTGAAACTCGCACTCCGACATGAGACGGATCGTGTCCTCGAGGCCCACCCCGGTGCCGTCGGCCACGCGCTCATCGTTCAGTAACCGCCGCGGACCGATCTCGATAAACGTCATGTCCCCGTGCGCCGCGATGAACTGGCGGATCACACGCATCGTATCGGGGTAGATCATTCGCGCCCTCGGATGCAGGTGCCTCCGCTGCCAGTGAGCGTGCGGTCCGGGATCGAAGTGCAGCGACACCCGGCCGGGGACTCGGAGGACACGCTCGACCTCGATGCAGCCCCGCGGGACCGGATCGATCGGAAGACCGAACAGCCTCCGGGCTCGCTGGATATTATGCCCCGGCCCGATCTGATAGGCGGCCACGGCAGCCGACAGCGAAACCCACACCGGGTCCTGCCGGTCCTCGAACCACGGATTGAATCGCCCGAGCGTCGCGAAATGCTGGGACGGGCTGTAGATCTTGGCGCTGGCCCCAGCATGAAACGCGGCGCGCGGCAGATCGGTGAGGACAACGCAGTCCCCCAGGCCGGTGGGCGTGTTGGTCAGCGTCGTGGTCGTCGGATCGATGACCGGAGCCTTCATCCGACCCGCCGGCTGGGCGTCCCGGTAGAACGCACGCACTGCATCCGCGTCGACGCGCCGATGTTTCACGATCACCGCCGGCTTGGTGAGCTCACGCAGCCGACGCGTCAGAGCTTCAGAGCGAGCCACCAGCTCCCCGTTCTGCCTGACGAGCACGCGCTCGCGCTCGGTCCATGGCTGCGCCAGCTGCACCGCTGGCTTCCTCGGGCGTCTCGAACTCACGTCGTGCCTCCAGTCCGAGCGTCACCGCGGATGGCATCGACGGTGAGCCCGGCGACCTCGATTCGGCCGCGGGTGGATGCGATCTCGACCTGCAGCGCATGGCCGCGGTCGTGAATCCGGCGGGACTCCTCCCAGTCCTGCAGCATGTCGAAGGCGACGGTGCCCTCGCCACCGGAGGTGGTTACCTTCACGTCCTCCGCCTTCGTCGCGTAATCCTCCCGACCGGGCTCGAGGAAATCGTCGACCGCGTTGCTCGGGTCCCAGTCCGCACGCCCGTGCGGCCGGACGTAGCGCGTGTTGGACCGCGTGACGCTCGACACGGTGCGCTCCTCAAGCACCCCGTCCGGACGAACGCTGATGGTGAACGCGGGGTTCCACGTGCGGATGCGCGCGGTGAGCCGCTGAAACCGCTTGAGGCCGGCAGTCCGGCCGCCGTACCCGCGCGACCGAACCCGACTCGCGATGGGACGGTAGGCGATCGAACCATCCCCGGACCCCACGTGGTCGTAGTAGCCGTCCTCGTAGAGGGTCACGTAGCCCGTGGTCGTCACAAACCCGACCCGGACGGCGCCCGCGTACGAGTAGCGAACGAAGGAGCGCACGCTGATGGCGTCGCCCGTGTCGTAGCCAGCCCACGCCTGCCTGAGCGTGCTGAAGACGATGATCGCGTTGTTGTACGTCGCGCCATCGATCGGCACGGCGAAGAACACCCGGTTATCGTGCGCGATCGCGACAGCGCCCTCGGCGTGCTCCCAGTTGATGCGATCGATCAGCGACTGGATGTCGCGCGAGACCGGCACGTCCACGCCCTGCATCGCGTTGGTCTCGGTCATCCGCAGGCTGCAGATTCCCCGCCGGTGGCCGAGGAACCACAGGTCCGAACCGACCTGCACGAACGACCGCGGCGCGATGCACCCGTACTGCCGCGTGACCTCGTCCAGTCGCGCGTTGTCGCGGATCGACTCGTTGTCGCCGTAGATAGACGAGACCACGTAGATCGACCGCGACTTGGCGGCAACGAGCGTCGTCTCGTTGAACTTGGCGATCCCCCGGAGCCGGTCGCTCGACCCCTGGTTGATGCGGAAGCTGTTGTAGGTCGCGGAACCCTGAAGCACGGAAGACACGCCCCCGAAGTCACTCACCCAGACCGAGTCCGCATGGGCAGCGTCGTCTCTCCCGTCGACCAGGAACAGCCGATTCTGAAAGTAGATCCCGCGCGAGCTGGGCGGCATCTGCTCCTTGCCCTCATCCGCGTCCGGAATCCGGCGCCAGCCGCTGTCCAGATCCTCCATGTACAGCCCCCGCGCGTCCGGGCCGCGGAGCATCACCATGCCGTTGTAGGTCTGAATCAGGTCGACAGCCGCCGCAGTCGATTCCCCAGGCACCAGAGGAATCCGAGAACCCATAGTCCCGGGCCGCGCCTTGAACGCACCGGACGTGGTCACGATGGCGAGCCATTCATAGCCCACGATCGGGTCGGCGAAGGTCTCCGCCACGCGCACGTCCCCGTAGGGCAGGATCACCGCCGGGTCATACCCCTGGTAACCCTGCGCGCCCCACGCCTGAATCCGGACCCCCTTGCGCGTCGCCGCCGTCGCATCGTCGAAGCGCATGTTGACGGCGTCCGCGACGAAGCCGTCGGGAAGCACCGAGGGATTGTCCCGGGAATTCACCCCGATGAACGAACCATCCCCGTCGGTGACCGGGGCGTCGTCCAGCGGGTAATAGGTGCGGTGTCGGTTCACTTGGCTTCCCTCTTTCCACTCCGGATTTCATCGCGGAGGTCCACGAACGCCTCGCCGAATTTCGAGAACGCGGCTGAGTTGTTGGCGACCACCACGGTGAGTGTGTTGATGTTCTGCTGCTGCGAATACTCCCAGCGGCGTGCCAGCCAGAGGATTGCCACGACACCGGCGAACACGAGAAACATCATGAGGCCAACCATCAGCCAGCGGTCGCTCTGCGCCGCGGCATGGTTCACGATCGGAATCGCCTCAGTCACCGCGGCGACGCCGGTATTGGTCTCGCTCATTTCAGGAGTCGCTTGATGAGGACGACCACCACCTTCTCGAGCCGCGCGAGCCGCTCGCCGGCGGTGCCAGACCCCGCGTTGAGCGCGATGATTGCCAGCACCGCCGCCTGACGGTCCGCCTCGTCCGCATCGACCTGCAGCTCGGCCGCGGTCTTCGGGCGGATCTGATAGGTCGCCGTGAGCTTCTGACCGTCATCCACCCAGCCGGTGATGACGGCGACCTCGTTAGCCGCGACCGCGGGAGGCACGTTGATGATGTCCCGAATCACCTCGGGATCTGTCAGCAGTTCGTCCTCAGGAGTCAGCAACCTGAGTCGCCCATCGGGTTGGAGGTATCCTCGCGCCATAAAGTCTTCAGCGAATTCCCCACAGGAGCGGCGGGGACGACACGGAGAGCACGGGCGTCCCGGACGCGGTGATCGTTCCGCCGGTGACCCGGTCGAACACCGATTCACCCAGCTTCAGCCATCCCCGGAGATTCCCGGGCCTGACCAGCATCGGGCTGCAGCCCGAAGCAAGGCTGGCGATCTCCCCGGCATCGAGAGCCACGTTCCAGATGCACACGTCCGCCACGTCGCCTTCGAAGAATGTCCCCCAGCTCGTTCCGTTGTGACGCTGCCCGGCAGCAAACGCGTTCCACAACGGATCGGCGCCGGCGTCAGTCCCGGAACCGCTGCCGGCCGACACGCCGTTCGTGTACTGGGTGATCGTCATGGTGCTACCGCTCACGGTCACGACGGCTGCGACGTGGTACCAGACGCCGGTGGAGACGGTCACCGCAGTCGGCCCGTACAGCGCACCCGGGCCGCTTTGAACCTGAAAGGTCCCGGTGTTCTGGAATAGTAGCTGAGTGCGGTTTCCGGAGGTCGTGTGTCCGATCGACAGCACGGTCCCGTTGGCTGAGATCGAGGAGCACCGGGCCCACGCCGTGACTGTGATCGGATAGAACGTCACCGGCGCCGACTCGGAGTAACCCTGAGATGACGCGCGCGTGAAGTTGCGCCCCTGACCGAGGGCTGCGAATCCGATCAGCAGGAAGATCGCGAAGAGCGGTTTCATCGGTAGACGAGCAGGGCCGACAGACTCATCTGGTAGTTGTTGGTCGCGCTGCCCGCGTTGTCAGCGTAGACCGCCACCGTGAACTCATCGCCCAGCGCAAGACCGGTCAGCGAGGTGATCACGTTCGTGAACGATTTCCACGTGGTGCCACTCACCGTGTTCGTCACGAGCACCGCGGTGTTGAACGAGTCAGCGTCCTTGATTGCCTGAACCTTCGCTCCGACGATGATGTTCTGGCTGTTCGTGTTTCCGACCATCGGCCGCCAGCGTGTGACCAGCGTCAGCTGTGACGGCACCGCCGTGAGATTGATGGGCAGGACCCGGTTGAACTCGATGGTCTGAGTGGTGCTGTCACTGAAGATCCCAACCGGCGACCCATTGGTCGTCGTCAGCGTCGGGTAGTTCGCTGCCGGCGGATACCAGTCACCGGGACCCACCGGAGAGACCAGTGACGCCACGACCCTCTGTCCACCGAGCGTCGCCGTTCCAGGAATGACGACGTCCACCGCAGAGGTGCCCAGGGTGATCTGATTGTCCGCGGTTCCAGTGGCCCCGAACCCCAGCGCAATCGCGTTGGTCTTTCCAGCCGTCGTCGACCCGGACAGGATCGCCGCGGAGTCGTTCCCAGTGGCCGTTCCAGCGAAAGCGAAGTTTCTGGTTCCGGCCCCAACGCTTCCGTTCGCGATCTTCGCCTGGTTGGCAGCAACGTAGAAGTTCGGCCCGGTGATGCTCGTTGAGAACGTGGGCGCAGTCGCGCGTACTGGCGCACCAGTGCCAACCTCCGGGACGTCGTTGGTCACGTTCCCATTCGCATCGACGACAAGGAACCGCGATGGCGTGAGATTCCGAAGCCTCAGCCCGTTGGTGCCATCGAGCGCGCCAGCTGACAGCGTTCCTGACACCTTCAGGTCCTTGTCGATCGCGAGCGTGTTGCTGCTGGGGGAACTGATCGAAACGTCCGTCGGATCAGTTCCACCACGACCCCAGCTCAGCACGCCCCCGATCGTGGCGAAGAACGAGGGTTGAGCCGACCCCGTAGTGTATCCACCGATCAGCGTGCTGGAGGTCGAGGTTCTGACGGTGAGGATTCCCGAATCGCTCAGGAGGGTGTTCGCCGCGAACCGGCTGAGAGTCACGTCGGGCGGGTTCGTTCCGCCGGCGCCGAAGGCGAGGAACGCCGGCAGACCGTAGGAGACTCGAGGGTAGGAGTCGCCCGTGACATACGCGCTGTAAAGCCCGTCACTGGCTCCGTCGCGGAGGTGCACAACCGACTTCCGGAGCGCCAGCGACAGCGCGCTGTAACGCTCGATGCCAACGTCGGGAAGTCCGGTCGTCCCGTCTCCGAACAGAATCGAACTCCGCCCGATGCGAGCCATCGGGTAGGCGTTGGTGCCATTGTAGAGATCGAACACCTCACCGCGACTCGCGAGATTCGCCGGGAAGTTGTTCGTGTACCAGGTGGCAGCGTAGTCCTTGACGGTGACCAGCACCTGATCACCGAGGTTCCCGGTCAGATGCCCCGAGGTAGGAACCAGCACCTCCTCCGCACGGTTAGCACCGGCCGTCGAGCCGAAGTTCAGACCACCAAGGGTCGACGCGAGGAGTCGGTTGTGGCCTCCGTTGATCTGGAACCACCCGTTGCCGCTTTCGCACTTGCTCGCCTCAATGACGTTGTGAAACGCCCCGGAATCGATGACGAGGTATTCATTCGTCCGGGTGTTGTTCTCGAACCACGACCCGAGCAGGTAGTTGTGGTTGGCGCTCGCCGCGTAGTGGATACCGCCGCCGAGGTTCGACTCGATGCCGGCGTTCCTGATCGTGTTCTCCTCGGAGTTGAGCGCGATCTCGACGGCCCAGTTCGTGGTGCCAGAGATCGTCGGCCGGTCGAAGGTGTTGGCATTCGCGGAGTTCGTCAGCAGGAGTCCGACCGCAGGATTAACGATGAACGGAACCTCGTTCGCCGAGATCGAGAGTTGCTTGAACCCCAGATAAACCGTGTTGTCGACCAGCACGGCAATGTCACTCACGTTCCGGACCCGGACGAAATCCACCGAGCCGCGCGTCACGTTCCGAACTTTGAGGCCGATCTTCGCGAGCCCGTTACCGTCGAAGGTCAGACCACCCAGCCGCACGCCGTATCGAAGCCCGACCGCCGGGGTGAGATCCGCGAAGATATTGGTCGACGGACCGGTGTAAACGAGCTTGGCCGCCGTGGTCTCGTTGGTGGGATTCCAGCCGGTCTCGAACGATCCAGCCGTCGAGTACCAGTTGATCGGGTGGTTGCCCAGCCACGCCAGCGGGACGGAGGTGAGGTAGGTCCCGGGCTCGAACTCGACCCCAACCGTTCGGTTCGTCGTGTAAGCCAGCAGGGACTGAAGCGGACCGGCGTTGTCGGAGATACCGTCACCGGTGATGCCCCACCACGAGGCATGGTGGCTGGCGATTTCCTTGGTGACCGCGTCGAGGAATTTCCCGCCGGCCGCCGAGTAGGTGCTCCAGTAGTTGGTCCCGTCCGGAGCCGAACTGGTGACCTCAAAGTCGCGCCCCTGCGGGTACGGAACAGCAGCGCTGTAGCGGAGCACGCGCACAATCTGCCCGACCTGCAGATCACTCGCGGCCCGGGCGCCGGCGAGGGTTTCGAAGGTATCACCGCCACCGGACGAAGACGGCGCCGAACTCATCCACCGACCGCCGCCAACCGCCGGAATGCAGTAGTCATTCGTCGTTGCCGACGAGTCCGCCACGTACCGATAGAGCAGCGTGATTCCGTCGCCCCAGTCGCCGACGTTGTGCAATCCCGATGCCGCCGCGACACGTCCTCGAGCAGGCACCAGGCTGCGCAACTGGTCGACGGTGTCGACCGACACGACGTTCGGGGACTGCGCCGAGGCGCAGACCGCCGCGAACACGAGCAGGGCTGAAAGCAGTCGGATCATCCGAGGAACCAGTGTTTGCCGTCGTTGGTGATGTAGTCGGTCCCGTACACGAGACCGGTGAGCGACTCGGTTCCGTCGCCGCGGGTGAACCAGTTGGGGTTGTTCGCCGAATCCCTGCGCAGATGAACCGCCGCCACCTGATCGGGGATGGACCGCGTTTCGAAGTCAGCGACGTCCTCGTAGAAGGCCAGCTGCCGGTTGATTCCCGTCCCTCCGATGGTCACCGCGTCCTCATCGGTCGCCGCCGAGTAGCCCACGGTGGAGTCCCAGAAGTCACCGACGAATCGCGGCGGCCGGCGGAGATAGACCACCCACGCCTCATTGATCGATGCGTCGGTGATCTGAATCCCGGACACGCTCTCGGTCCAGTCGACTGACCGGGCGCCCCGGTCTCGGTCCGGATTGCGGTCGTAAACTCCCAGCACACGACCGATCGCCATCTGTCCGGCCGACGTCCACTCGATCACCGGGTCGAGTTCCGTGACCTCACCCCAGTAGTCCGTGTCCGTTGGCAGGGTACCGATCGGTGGCTCGGTATGGACCTGATAGAAGAGGAACTCGCTGCCGTAGCGCACGACGTCGCCCTGCTCGTACTGCTCCGAGGAATCCCAGACATCAGCCTCTAGGTTCCTGACTGCCTCCGCCCAGTAGTCGAGGTTGGTATCCCAGTCATTGCCCGTCAGTTCGGCGGGATCGTTGCCGGTCGTGTCACGGAGAGCCTGATAGTAGGCTCCGGTCGGAGGGAAGTAGCGCACCTCACCGGCACTGACATCCTCGCTCGAGACGTAGTCAGGCGTGAATCTCCGCAATTCGTTCTCGCGGATGTCGGGGAACTCGGCCGATTGCCAGATCTCACCGATCGCCCGCGAGGCCGCCCGCTTGATGGCATGCCATTCCCGAGCGTCGAGGTTGTCGGGATCCCATCCCATGGCGTCGGCCACCCCGTTGATGATCTCCGAGAATGCAATCGCCCTCATCGCGTCCTCACTGCGGATCGTCGCGTGCTGCCCGTTCGGGCGTGCAGGAAGATGGTTTCATTCAGCAACCCGTCGGCCGTCGTGCTCTCGGAGCGCGCCTTGTCACTCTGCCCGTCGCCCGGAAGCAGGATCGCCGTGGCGCGACTGACCACGAACGCTTCGAAGACCGCCGGAATCTCGATCTTCCGCCACTTGTCCGGAGCGCCCACGGGGCTTTCGCCGGCAGTGGTGTCCTCGACGCACTCATCCCAGTCGCCGTCATCGCCCGAGACGAAGTAGGCCTGGCTTGCCATATCAGGGTTTCCGGTAGCCGACCTGCACCTTGGTGGGAGCCTGCGGCACCGCGAACCACTCCCCGCGCCGCTTCAGCCATTCGGCGAACTCCGGGTCATCCCAGACCATTTCCTTCGCGTCGCAGGTCCTCGAGAAGTACGAGACGAAGTAGGGGTCAATGACCATGTCGAGCGGACCGATCTTGCCGGTCGTGCCCGGCGCAACGGCGTTGCGATACAGGCTGGCGAGGCGTGCCTGATTGGCCTTCGCGATCGCGAGCTTCGCCACGTTCGCGTCGGAGAGCTGACGCCGCAGGCGCTCGCGCACGTCGCGCGGCATGAAACTGAGATCGACCGTGATGGCTGCCATGGTTGGGTAATCCGGGCACCGGATCGTTCGTGCTTGGCGTTCCCTGTGGGGATCGACCCGGTGCCCGGCGATGAATTGCGGCGGCCAGCCGCAGTTCAGGTTAACTGAGGGGACCGTTGACCTTCCGCAGCTTGTCGGACTGCGTGTGCACGTAGAGGTAGATGTGGACCTCGCCCGAGGTGATCTCGGCGAGAGTCGGACTGGCGCCGCCGGCGACGGTGAACTTGGCGTCGATGGTGTCGGCGACGAGGTAGGCATAGGGCTGCGTCACCGCTCCCTCGACCTTGTAGAGGACCTCGGTCCCGTCGACCGCGGTCTCCGTCTGCGTGAGCAGGCGGTCCGTGTCGTTGCCATCGCCGACCTCGAGCAGCAGGCTGTTGATGCTGGCGTCCGAGGCATCGAACGCCGTCACGAGATCCAGCGCCGCGAATCGTGCGATCGTCCCGGCCGGGAAGGTTCCGGTCTTGGGGAAGATCGCGATGGTTCCGGACGTACTGGCGCCGAGCGCAGCCACGTCCGTGTAGGTGAGCACGACCTTGTGGGTCGCGAAGTGGTTATGCGAATCCGAGGGAGACAGGCGAATGAGATTCATCGTGTCAGATGGTGAATGGTTCGACTCAGGTGAGTTTCGAGACAGCGATGCTTAGCTCGTGGGCACCCACGACGCCTCGCCCTTCGGGTTCTTGCACACCAGCATGGCCACCGCCTCACAGAAGGCCTGGTGGGCACCGCCCTCGTACTGCTTCTTGATCCACTGCGGCTTCTTGTTCCAGCGCAGCTCCCACATGTCCCGGTGCAGGAACGCGACCGAGTAGTTCTTCACGTAGGTGTTCGTGGAGAAGAACACGTTGCGCCAGCTGATCCGGAGATCGACGACGCCGTAGTCGGTGACGTACCGCTCGGCCACCCGGCCGACCGTGTTGACGTCTCCCTTGTTGTAGACCACGCCGGTGGCACCGGTCGGAGTACCACCCACGAGCACGCTCGACGGCGTGAAGAGAGGCATGTTGTTGAAGACCCGCTTGGCCTTCGGACCGCAGAACGCGGTCATGGGCCGGGCGGACTTGACCGTCCCGCCGATCGATTCCAGCACGTCGATGATCGCATTCTCCGTGATCGAACCGGTGGCAGTTGTGATGACCTGCGCCGCCGGCGGCCGGAAGCTCGAGGGCACCGGGTAGAGCGACTGGGCCGAGCTGGAGATCCAGCTGAAGACGCCTCGGGTTTTGTAACCCTGGCCTCCGTTGTCCTCCTGATGGTCGTCGTCCTCGAGAAACGCCGCCTCCATGTCGGTCGTCAGCTCGTAGGTCGCCTTGTCGATTTCGCGGGCGAGCTCGTCAGGCACGCCGGCGATGTTCGTGACTTCCTGATGCAGGGTCGTCGCCGCGGCAGCCTTGGTGAAGTACTGCACCAGGCTCATGAGCTTCCCGCGGCTGTCGCCGGCCGACAGGAAACCGCTTACGGGCTTGCCGTCGATGTGAGAGTTCGGGACGGGGTCACGGTAGATCTCCGCCTGATAGTCGTAGAGGACGTTGGCCGGCTTGTCGCCCACCGGCAGCCAGTCCATGAACGGCGCGCTCTCCTCTTCGACATTCGTGACGAAGTTCGCCCAGTCTTCCTGATTTCCAATGATGTCCGCGTATCCAAGCATGAGTGTGTGTGGAACGAATCACGTCCGCCCAGCGGCTAACTGAGCCTTGATGTACGCCTGCCGATCCTTCGCACTCGCCCCCTTCCGGATGGCCGCTTCGCGCAACGCCGCCAGATCACTGCCCGCCTTCGGCGCCGCCGCCGCCGCTCCCGGAACTCCCGGAACTCTCGGCGGCTTGCCGGGCGGAGCCGGTTTCGGAGGTTTCGGGTTCGGGGACTCTTCGGGCTTGGCCGTTCGGCGCCGGAACTCACGCAGACCGATGGCACCGACCGTCGCGAGGAGAAGCCAGTTGGACTGCTGCCGGATTCCCGGCATCGCCTCGAGGACGTCCTGCACTTCGCGCTGCAGATCCGACTTCGGATCGGCGAGTTCCGGGAACGCCTGCCCGACGGTTTCAACGACCTGCGTCTCGTTCCGCAGCCACGCGATCCGGGCCGGCGCTGCCCGCTTGGCAACGTGCTCGCCACGTTCGCGCAGCCCCTCGAGCGCTTCGCCCATGCTCTTCGGGTCCCAGCCATCCTCCGGAGCCTTCAGACCGATGGCTTCCAGATCCCGAGCCACCGTCTCATGGTCGCCATAGGCGAGCTTGGAGATCCGGGCCGCGGCCCACGCCGCGACGCTCTCCGCCGTCCGCTGACGCTCGGCGATCGCCCCCTCGTCGGTGAGCGTCTCGACTTCGTCCGCGACCGTCGGCTCAACGCCGGCGCCCTTCCGCTCCACGCGCGCCAGCCGCTCGCGCAGCTCTTCGATCTCGCGGTCCTTGCTCTGCGCCTGATCGCGCGCCTGATTGCGCTGGTCCTTGAGCTTCCGGATGCGCTCGAGGGCCCCCTTGGGCCACCGGCCGCCTTCCGGCTTCTCCGCTCCAGCGTCGGCATCGCCGGCACCTTCGCTTTCGTCCGCAGCTGCAGCCTCTTCGCCGCCGGACGCGTCATCCTCCGGGGATGACTCCGATTGACTCGTGCGTTGCGCCTCCGACTCCGGAGGCGAGTGAGAAAGATCAGACTTGGCGCCGACCTTCTCATCCGCCGGTCGTGATTCAGCCCCGGCCGGATGGTTAGGGTCGCTTGCCTTCGCTTCCCGACTCGCGTCAGAGCTCACCCATCTCAGGATCTGCTCCGCCCGACTCAGGGGTTTCTCCTTCGCGGCTGACTCAGCGCTCTGCGCAGGGTTGGCCGGCTCAGGGGTGGCAGCCGCGGATTGGGAGGGCACCACACTCGTCTCCCCGGGCCTCACGCCCGTGGTCTGTTCGCTCATATTGTTGCCCGGTCGAATCGGGCGGATCGGTGAGTTGACCCGGCCCCCCATCACGAGGGGCCGGGATCAGGAATCCGCGCTCCACCGAGAAGTCGCGCGACAGGTCCACAAACACCGAACGCCACTGCGTGAGCAATGGCGTTCGTCGGTAGGGGAGACAGTTTGTGCGAGTTAGGACAAGATTGGCGCCATCATGTCTTAGGAGGTTCGTTGGCCAGCTTCCACGCCTCGTCGATCTGCGCCTCGAGATCGATGCACGCCGACATCCGACCGTCGTTGAACGTACGGGCCTCCGGACGCATGTCCGGCTGGCAGCTGGCGTCGATGGTGTCCCACAGCGTGGTCGAGATTATCCGGCGAATCCCCACGAGCAGGGGATCGTCGCTTCTGATGCCCTTCAGCCGCTCCATCAGGGCCCGCCGCCACTCCTCACCCTCGGGCCGCGGAATCACCGCCCACCTCCCGCCGCCTCCGGATCAACCCCGATCCGGCCGACCGCCTTGTTCTTCTCCTGCGTGACGCTGAACGCGAGATTCTTCACGTAGACCTCCATCAGCTGAGCGAACCGCGATTCACCATTCGCCAGCGCCTGCCCGTAGGCCGGGTTGGCACCGATGACCTGCTGAGCGAACTGCAGCTTGGTCTGAGCGGTCGGGTCGTTCTCGACCATCCGCGGAGCGTTCCCGAGGTACATCTGAGCGATGTCATCGCGCACCGTCCTCCACAGTCCGTCGGACGCCTCGGACGACTCCATCACGAGTTCCTTCGCCCAGCTCGGGTTGATCGCACGGAGCTGAAGCTCGACCCACTTGTTGCGGGCCACCACGCCCTGCACGTCGGCCGGGATCACGGATCGGTTCACCGCCTCGATCCGCTTCATCGTGAGTTCCTCGTTGAGCTCACGCACATCGAACTCGAGCGAAACGGACAGCACTCCGATCCGGTAGCGGTTCGACGACAGCCATCCGTCCGGAGCGCCCGTCACCCGGGCGAACTCGGCGTCACTCATGTAACACTGAGCCAGCGCCACCATCTGCTGGAGCGCCCGCGACCACATCGAAAGGAAGCTGCCCACGCAGCGAGCCTGGGATGCCTGCACGCGATCCGGCGGCACCATCGGATGGCTGAGTCCGAACTGATTGGCGATTCCGGTATCGAGCCGCTCCCACGTGGCGAGCGCGCCCGTGACACCGTTGGCCGGAATGTCCATGAACCGGGGTTCCTTGCCCGGGAGCACGAGGTTCCTAACCGCCGGGCCGAATCTGTACTTGGTGTCGAAGGCGGTCTTGTACGTGTTCACCGGCGGGATCACTCCAATGCTCGTCCAGTCGATGATGCCATCGCGGAGAACCTTGATCTCACGCTGCGCTCCCGCCGCGACCTCAGGCACACCACGGGTCGCCAGCAGACTTCGGCTCAGACGCTCCCGCTTTCCGGCCACGAACGGATATTGCCCGTGGGGATACTCGACCAGCTCGTGCGCCGCGTACACCGGAACCCCATCCGTGCGCGGAATGAGACCGGAGAACGTCGTGCAGTAGATCCCCGGGACGTTGTCGTCGTCCACCGCACGATAGAAGGCGTGAAGCACTTCGATCAGGTTCCCGTTTGAGCGCGACGTTCCCACGTTGGCGGCGGACCGCACGGAATCCGCCGCGGCCAGATTCGACTGAGTGCCCGCGGTTTTAACCGCCTCCTCGACCCATCGCTTATCGTAGCCACTGTCGTTGACGCGCGCACGGAGATCGGCCTCAGTGAGCCATTCACGGCGGAAGATCACCCTGGCACTCTGGAGATCCGTTGTGTCGGGAGGAACGAACACCTCGTCCCACGGACGCAGCGCGAACACCGCCGGAAGGTTCCGGGCGAGATACGGCACCGGGACACTGGCCTCTCCCGACTCCCTGAGTTCCCGGACCGCCCTGCGGATCACCGGCTCCCGGAGCTCCGGGATTTCCACCTCGATGTCGCCCTCGATCGTCTGCCGAGCCCATGACTCGTACAGCAGGCTCACCAGATCGACGGCGAGGTCCTCCGCGGTCGGGTCGAGCACGATCCGCCCGAGCTCCGCCAGTTCCGGTCGGTCGGGAAACTGCCGGGCCAGCTGGGCACCGAGCGCGATCAGGTCCTGCAGCCCGACCGCCAGTCTTCGGGTGGCAACCTTCTGCTCCCAGACGACGTTCAGCACGGTCCACCCGTAGGTGTCCAGATACTGCGCCGACATTTCCACCTCGTCCCAGAGCTCGTCGGTCAGGGCGGTGTTCACGAAGTAATCCGCCAGCGCCACCGCATACTGACCGACGGTGTCGTCGGCCGCCTTGGGACGCGTGATGCCTCGCCAGAACGCCGCGGTCATCACACCAACCCGCTCGTTGATGATGTCATCAGCGACATAGGCCCGCGTGTCACTCGCGCCGTCCCACGGAAACGCCTCTTCGCCCGGACGGTCCCGCTTCTTGAAGTCCCGATTCTGCCCGGGCCAGATGCAGAAGCGAGTGGCGTCCGCATCGTCGCGGCGGTTCCACACGTCGCTGGCGGGAGAGCACTGCTGAAATTCCGTCATCAGCAGGCTGATGCGGTTGGCGTCGGGCGCAGAGGTCGCCCGCGCAAAGGGGTCCGGAGTTGTCATGCGCGATCCTTCCCGCGCGCCGCTCCGGTGTGGCGGATTCCGTTTCGACCCTCACCGGAGGCCGCCGGCGCGTCAAGCGCCGAGCCAGCGAGGATCTGAAGCAGCACGGTCCGTCGATACCTGGGATGCACCATCCCCGGCACCACCAGCGCCACGCGCGGAAAGCGCTTCCGGATTCTCGACAGCGTCTGCCTGCTGCGCACCCCGAGCAACTGCAGTGCCTCGGCCGATGAAATCAATTCGCTCATGTCAGTACCCTCCTCCGCCGTCGGACCCCAGCGTGTGCGCGTCCACGTACTCCAGCCCCGAGCAGAACATATCGCGCAGGCAGTCGATCGGGTCCTTGCACGCGCCTTTCGTTCCGTCGCGTCCCGTGAAGTTCTGCATCGCCCAGATGAGATTCGCGCACCGCTCACTCACGAAGAGCCGGGGCCAGTTGCGGATCGGGTCCAGCGGTTTCTCCCGATCCACCCAGAGCGCCTGCTTCACCAGCTCGAGCCCGTCGTCCTCGAGGCCCGGGCCGCCAGCCAGATCGAAGTCGAGGCCGGGGGCGATCTGCTGACCCGAGCGCGGGTCGACCTGTTCCGCCCGCAGGTCGTCCCAGATGCAGGTCGTCTCGCCAGAGTTCTGCGGCAGCGGCGACGGCCCCGCCCGGCGGTCCACCGTCCGTCGCACGATGCCAGCCTTCGCGATCTCCGCCGGACTCACCGGCTCGCCCGGCTTCATCACCACGCCCTCCCGGCGCAGCATCAGCAACTTGTACTGGGCAATGCCGTAGCCGATCGGTTCCTGCGACGGACCCGGGTCACCGTCCCAGCCCCGCCCACCGCTCTCCGACGGGTTGCGCGTCGTGGTCACCGCCCACTCTCCCAACTCCTGCACCGTGGGCCATTCGTCATAAACCCAGACGCACCCGTCCGGGTCCACGAGCACCCAGAGGATGAACCAGTTTCTGGCCGCGGCCGGGTCGCAGTGCATGTAGCGGGCCCCCCTCGTCGGAATCTTGTCGTGCGGCACCACGTTCCAGGCACCGAAGTGCGAGAAGACCTTGCCCTTCACGTCCCGGACGTAGCCGTAGAGCTTTCGCTCGAGCCAGTAGGTGGGCTTGCCAACGCAGTCAGCCAGCACGCGCTCGTAGCCTCCGAGCGGGTTCTCCTCCGTGTGAAAGTAGACCACCACGATGTTCGAGCGCGATCCGGCCTGAACGGTCGGCATGTGCCCGAACGGGATGTCCGGGACGTTCTGCCGGTCGGCCAGCGCCGGCGCCGGTCGGCTTTCCAGACACGCCCCGGCCCCCAGCACTTCCTTGAGCGCTGGCGTCATGCCCTCGAGCGCGGTGAACGTCCACAGCCCCGTCGCATCGTAGGTGCTCGAGCGCGTCGTCAGCAGGTTCAGCCACTCGAGCGGCAGAGACTCGTCCGCACACCACCCGATCACCCCGGGGACATCCGGACAACCCACCTGGATGCCCTCATAGTCGGATGGGTTCTGGGTGTACACGAGGAACACCCCCTCGCTCCCGTTCGGGAGAACGAACCGCTCCGACGCAAATCCGGTCGCCTGCTCGAACCTCACGTAATACTGCCGGGCCGGGTCCTTCTTGAAGTTGAGCTCCCGGATCTCCCGAGGCAGATAACTCCAGATGTAAGCCTGCTGCACCTGCCGGGACGTCTCCAGCTTCTGGCACAGGAAGATCAGGCGGGTCCGCGGGAACCGCACCAGAGACTGCACGCACCGCTTGATGCTCCATTCCGACTTACTCGCCCGGTTGCCACCGAGGACCACCTCGAGGCGATACGGACTCGCCGGCGTGATCTGACCGTCGCTCCCTTCCGGCTCCCATGGGCGGATCGGCAGAAAGCGGTCCGCCCGCTTCCAGCAGTCCCACTCCCAGCCGTTCCGAAACTTGTCCTCCTTCGCGAGCCGGATGGCTTTCTCGCGCGCGGCATACAGCGTCGCGATCCTCTCGAGGGCCCGCTGCCCTCCCTTGATCACCAGATCCGCCAGCACCTCCTCGGACGGCCAAGGAGGGTAAGCGCTGCGCGTCGGCTTCAGATCGCGCTGCAGCCTCAGCTTCAGTTCCGCCACCAGGTGTTCGTCAGCCATTGTCGGCCTCCTCGAGCCCCCGCACCACCACAGCCGGATCGCCGCGGCCGGCGCCCATCTGCCACTCCCACAGATCCAGAAACGCCGCCGCCAGCGTGGAGTTGTCCGCCCATCGCGGGAACGCCTCCCGGTACAGCTGCGAGCGAGCCCACGCCCATTTCACCACGTCGTCCGGCTGCCGCCTCACCCAGCGCTCCACGCGCCGGTAGTCGACCGGCCGCCACTCCGGAGGCTTTTGCCGCAGCGGGATCTCGCCCGTGGGAACGACGCCCCAGCCCCGGCCGCGACGCAACTCGTCCTCGTACGCGTCCCACGCCTCGAGGAACGCGTCGCGGTTCGCCCGGATCTCCCGGATCAGGTCGTCCGAGAACGCTCCGACCAGCCTGGGCTTTCCATCGTCCCATGCCAGTCTCCCGCCCGCCTGGGCGACGGCGGCGACCAGTTCCGCGATGCTCATAACTCGAGGGTCCTTTCCTTCGCCGCGCGATCCGGGTTGTACGCGTCCACGAAGCGTGCACTGGCCTTCTGCATGACAAGCTCGCAGTCACCCGTCGGTCCGTTGCGATTCTTGCCGATCGTGAGGTTGATGCGGCGGAACTCGTCTTTCCAACCGGCTTCCGGGCCCTCGAGCACGTAGCGCGAGTCGTCCTTCGGGTCGTCCGGGTGGTGGCGCTGCAGCCACTTCATCTCACTCGGTTCGTCGTCGTCGATGTGAGGCTCCCACAGCATCCCGACCACGTCCGCGTC